TCATTGACGTTCATAGGAACTACCAGATCATCTCCGCCATCGATAGGAGGAAGATCCATGTCTGCTCTTGCTTCATTCCTGGTCATGTAAGGGCTGCCCACAGCACTCTGAAGAATGCCGGCTCTCTCTTCGAAGGATCCTTTCAGCTTTTCGCTGAGGTCAAAAACCACATATGTATCAGGATCTGCTCCGAGCATCGGAAGCATGAATGAATTGATCCTCTGCTGAAGCATCTGAATCGTAGGTCCAAGGCAATCAGCATAAAGCGCTCGTGCGTTATCTTTTGCTGAAGCATATGTCTGTGTTGTTGTATGCCATATCAAAGAAGGATTTACATGATATGCAGCGGCCACATCTTCTCGTGAGAGCTGCTTTGTCTCCGCGTACTGTGCATCTTTGGCGTTGAACTGATAGGGCTTGATCTCCATTCCATCCTCAAGGACAGGCATCTTACCGGCATTCCCGCCATTTGTGCTCCATCCTTCGCGGAAGGCCTCAACCCATTTCTTTCTGGTCTCTTCATCCCATGCAGCAACGTCCTTCGGCCTTGTTACATAGGCGTTAAAACGGCCCGAAGACTTCCAAATCTGTGTCCTGAACTTATCAGCCTGTATCTGCTCTGCGAGTATCGTCTTCAGAGAAGAAACCGGACTCTGATAACCTCCGGGTTTTCCTGGGCAGTACATCTTGAACTGGATGAAGTCCTCGGCGGGTATTTTCACCGCCGGAGCACCTCCCCATGCCTTGACTGTGATGCTCTTGTATGCGTATGCGCTATCATTCTCCGAGTCAGTGATCCAACTTGTAGGAATTATTCTCAGCTGATGTCCTGATTCAGAATATGGATCCGGAAGGTGCCATACTATAGCTGTACCGTTCAGGAGATACTCGATCATGAGCGAATTAATGAACTCATACTCTGTCTGATTGGCATTTGGTTTCCACAGAACCCTTGCAGCTACAGAACTGCGATCCCTTTTTCTCTCAGTCTCACCGTTTCTCACATAGACCTTGAGAGGAAGCTGCGCTACGGAATCAGCAAGAAACCCAACTACTGCCTGCAGGTTAGACTGCGATGCATAAAGTTCATCAGGGCATAAACCTTCTACTATAGGGCTTGCCTCCGGTGATAATTCAATCCGAAAAAATGTCCCTGATTCTCCCATGAATCTTCTAAGTATTCTCTGAACAAGTGCCATTTCTTTGCTCCTTAAATGAATGCAAGGGATGCTCCGCTCGCGTATGACGACTCATAGATTTTTGCTTTATCTCTGGCCGCCCTCGTTGCTCCAGTGAATGCCATAATGCAGGCATACAGTGGTGCTATATCGTCGGGTGACTTTGTGCGATCCGGTAGTTCGACTCCGCCTCCCAAATTTCTTAGCTGCATGGTCTTAGCAGGTGCATCCATTACAGGCTGAGGAAGGTGGAAAATTCTCGTTCCCCCTCTATGCTCTTCGGGAGCCGATGTGGCAATTCCATCCCAAAATCTTCCCCATCCATTTGAGAGATCCGGGCCTGATATCGCCATTCTGTTGATATTTGGTATGGTACATATCTGTTCAGCCAGTCCCGCTACAGGTGCTCCGCGTTCCTGGAAGCATAGATTCATAGTTCCTCTAACAGCTCTTGTTCTGAACCAATCCATAGCCCAATCGCATCCGACTCTTCTTGCTATGACCTCAATATGATAATTTCCGTCTTCTCGGAGTCCGCAGACTCCTATAGATGTCCATCTTCTGTCTCCACTCATATCTATTCCGTAGTACAGAGTAGATTCGGGAGCTATTCCGGACTTTTCATCAATCCCGCCTGTCCAGGCTCCATCCGGGAACGGAGCAGGAAGGATTGTCTCAACACATTGGCACAAACACTCTGAACGGAATTTGTTTTCCGGAGTAGTTGCCTTGAGTGCTAATAAAGCTCTCATAGTCAGACGACCATACCCCAACGCAGGGTTTGCTTGAGCGAGAGCGTCTGGATCATCCATGGCAGCTCCGTCAGGTGCCGACCACTCGAACAGCCCCAAGGTATCGCCATCTACTTCACCGCCAAAATCCTGAGCGTTCGTACCGTCAATCATGGCGATCGCCTGACTACGAAGCTGGCGGAGTACAACCGAATCAGGATCACCCGCATTGGAAAAGCAGAAGATTATTCCGTTCGGTTTTGCATTTGTCGAGGCTGATGCAGCCGACCAGGTTTCCCAGTCCCTGTGCTCACGAATCTCATCCAGCATGACCATATCGTTAGAATCACCACGGCCTGCACGTCTTGTAGGTGCTCCGACTTTATACTGTCTGCCTTCGCTGAGAATCAGCCTCTTGTTTCCGTTTGTTCTGGAAACCTTATCTATGTCATTCGCAAGATCAGGAATATCTTCCTGATCTCGGACAACCGCGTCCCATACTTCCTCGGCCTTATCAAGTGACAGGCTCGTTCCGAATATGGATTCAACGCCTAAAACATTCAGAAAAAAAGAAGCCAGCACTTTCGAAAGTACTGTCTTCCCATTTTGTCTGCTTATTAAAAAGACTACTGTCCTGAATCTAAAATGCCATTTGCTCTTGAGGCTGCCTACGATTTCAAGAGCATGTATCAGTGCAAATTCCTGCCAGGGATATAGTTCTGTGTGAAGGATAGTCCGTGCATATTCTATACATGCATACCCTAAAGTAGTATTTGGTGTCAGCCTTCTTGCCGGCCTCGTCCATATCCTTGGCTGAGTTTTGCCTTTTAGCTCACTCATTTTGCAACCTTGAACTTCTTACGGATAGAATCCAGATCTGATACCTGCGTAGGCTTCTTGTTATCAGACAGGATTGTCTGCAGTGCTGTGACTATTGCTGCATAATCTCTAACCGTAGCTCTGAACTCCTGCGTCATGGGATTTCCTCTCATGATGGTCTCTCCGGTATTGACCGTCACCCATTGGAAGAGATCCGCATCCTCGTACTCCGGTATCTTATCTGTGATCTTCTTTTGAAGAGTAAGCGCCGATTCAGCCAGCGTGACTGCAAACGCCTTCATGTCATCACTCAATCCCGAGCAGAGAACCTCTGCAGGTGAAGGTGCCGGAGGCAGCTTGGGCTTTGGAGTTCGTTTCTTCGGTTTAGTCTTTGGTTTAGTCTTTGCTTTAGTCATGTGCACCACCTTTCGTGCGCCTTGTTTATGGGTCAGAAACAGTTAAGGCGGACTGCTTTCGCGTAGCTATCGCTATCTGACCCAAAAAATAGTTTTCCACATTCGGGGGGAGAGGACACTGCCGGCGGGTGGACAAGCCGTCGGGACGTTCGTCCAAGATTTTGACCGCCCTACCATACACGCGACTGCATGCCGAGCGTATTCTCTCCGTTTGTACCATCCCCACGCGAACGATTGCATCTTTTATGGCTCGGTGCCACGTTGGTGAGGTCTAACTCTAACCCCGGGGCTACTGAAACTGGGACCTTGTGGTCTCCTTCCCATGAATCAGGTGTCGATGATGGAGGCATCATGTAATTGATGGGCTGCCCACACCACCAGCATGGAGCTCCTGCTTTCCTGTCTCGGTTGTATGCCATCTCCCGGATCTTCCTCCAGGGGCGGCCCGCTCTCTTTACTGCCATGGGGAGTGCCTTTCAAACAAACAAGGAGCAGGTATCAGCTGATATCTGCTCCTTGTACATGAGGGTCTATATGTCTTCATCGCCTTGTTTTACGCTTAAACCTTAGCATACAATATATGGGTACTTCAAGGTACTTTATCCAATTCATCTTGTAGGTAACTCAATGCCCGAGCATGTACCTTCTTCAATCCTTCGAGGGAATAGTTCATGCGTCTGCTTATCTCCTTCCATCCGAGTGGTGCATATAATCTCTTGGGATGAGCGGTCAGGTACCGGAGCATGAGTAGTTCTCTTTCTCTCGGATGCTCTTTGAGTTTATCCACCATCTCGCGGATCTCCTGCTTCTTGAGGATGAGCTTTGCATTCTTCTCAGCCAGATCAGAATACAGATCTGCTACCTCTGCCATGCATGTGCTCATCTTATCTTCTTTGTAATTTGACTTACTCGCTCCAGAATCATCGAGTTGTACAGGATGATATCCCAATAAAGACTCTATTTCCTCTATCTGCTCAGTGATGCAGGCTATCTCTTCCTGGATGTCTCTGTACTGCATCAGATATTCTTTAGCTGTCATTTATCCTCCTGTTGCACCGGTGCAACTTTGGCTTTTACGCCTGCTGCTTATTTGGGTTCCTGTTATGGTTCTTCTATCCATTTGCCATGCTGCTGCCCTTTGTACTCATGGGCCCATATATGACATGGCCTGATTACCTGGCAATATTTAGTCAGTTCCGGTATCTCATTCCTGTAGGTCATAAGAAATACTTGATTCTTTTTGTCTTCCTCTCGTATCGCATCCAGAATGTCAGTCCTGTCTGAGGTGACTTCGTTGTAATAGTAGACAATCCGCTTGGTGTTTGTTTTGCCATTCCTGAATCTGTCCTCAGTGCTTCCTTCATGCTTCCGGTAGAAGTACATAGGATCCTCGATGGTAGAGCTCGTTACCTTTCTGTCATGAAGTCCTACGTGCCGTGCAAAGTCTTCATCTTCTGTCGCATCTTTCAGTTCATTGAAACGAGCATCTCCAATAAAAGACCGTTTGAAGCATCTTGTGCAGACTGAGATATTAGGGTTTCTCATTCCCTTGTGGATAACAAATCGGGATTTTCCAGGAGACATATTTTCCCATGAATACTCAATGAGATCATTTCCTTCAGGTATCTTTTCGAGCAATTTCCGTACAAAATATTCGGGAACGAGATCATCTGAGTCGAGGAACTGAATATATTCGCCTGAAGTAATGTTTAGGCCGATGTTCCTTGCTGCGCTCTGGCCTTGATGCTCTGTCCTCATTACCTTGAGCCAAGGAAAACGCTCAAAGTACCGCAGCGCCCATTTATCATTTTCTGTTCCGTCATCAATGAGCATGACTTCCACCTCATCAGTGAGTTGTGATTCCAGAACAGTGAGAAGCTCTTCTGTGTACTCATAGGTGTTATAAAATGGAATGATGATAGATAATTTCATTCTTCTATTTCCTCTAATATTTCTTTTAGGGCGTTATATTCTGCCTCATTGTCGATATCGCAGGAATAGTCGTTTATTGCCTTGTAATTTGTATACACGATACGATTGAGCCGAGTCCCTTTGATGACCTGCCATAATTCCCATGCGATAGGTTCCCGATAGAACTTGCCCTGATCTGCAAGTCTGACCGCCTTACGGATGCTCTCCTGGAAATACTCCTGATCAGCAACCTTAAAGGCGTATGGTTCCGCCCATTGTTTGTGAAAGCATGGCCTTGAATTTGCAAAGAACTGAATATCATCGGTTTGAGTCTTTACGATGGTTTGGATTGCTTTAGGTGAAAAGAATACATCACCGAAGATATAACAGGCAGGTTCCATGGTTGGATAAAATCCTTCGAGCCAGTGGCCTCCGTCTCCGAATGTGTTCTTATGCCTGAGTACCGGAACTCCGAAAGATTCAAATCGGCCATCATTAGAACTGATGGCTATATCTGTGACTCCATTCTTTCGCAGAAGACGGATAGTCCTGGAGACAAGGGACTCTCCTTTGACGATCCTCAAGGCCTTGGGTTCAGCGTGGTAGTTGCCGCCACACATGATGATATATTTCATGGTTCCACCTCTTCTTTATATGGCTTAGGTAGTGTCATCCTTGCTCTACCTCCTTGAAATCAAACTGCATTGACATCAGATATTCCGACAGCCTGAATTTCCTTATCGCAATAATCATAGTCGGGTCGTCTAAATATTTGCTATAAACAACGTTTGCTCCGTTGGGCAAATGTTCCAGCAACTGGAGTTTGAGTTCGGGTGAGCCGACAATGAAATCATGTTCCTCACATATCTTTGCAAGTTCCTGTTCTCTATGTTCTCGCCACTCACGCTCGAAATCTTCTATCCTCTGAAAGAAGGAATCAATATCAAATTCGCTCATGTTTTTCCTCTCATATCTGCACCGCAATTAGGACAGAAGTTATCTCGACGCTGCAGTTTGAATGATTGACCGTCGATATAAGGGACGTCGGATTTTCTCACTCCGTATTCAAATCTTTGATAGGCGCAGTGACAGACTGAACATCTGTAATATCCTTTTTCTCTCATGCTCTGCCAATCATGCTCCAACCATTCTCCCGGTGTAGCCTCCTTCATTTTTACAACTTCATGCTCATAATCCTTGTTGAGGATATCGGCTACCAATGAAGCATTGGCTCTGCTGTTACATATGACGCATAACTTCCTGTTGCCATTGATGGTTTCATATACTCCCTAATCGCATACAACGCTATCCACTGAATATGTCATGTGCTGCCCTCCGTTTCTGCTTCGTCTCTGTCGAAAGCATCTACCATATCAAGGTGAAGCTGCCTTAAAAGGTTAAGTCTGATACCAAGGTCGTGGGCTTTTAGTCTGTCTTCTTCCGAAGGACCTTCCATTTTGGTCTTTCTCTCCAGATTGTCGATTTCTTCATTTATCTCATTGAATCTCTTCTCGAAAACATCAACAAGCCGCTTATATCCTCTAAGACAATTCCTGGCCATTGCTATGGCATTCAGGACTTCTTCTCTGTTTGTCTTACATGTGAGCCATGAAAGCTCATAGTCCGCTTCCTGCTGTGTCATATTTCCTTCCTTCCCGCCCTTAAAGGCTGCCCATTCGCTAATATGATCTTGATATGTCCGGAATAGATGCTCGCCCAGTTTATCAAGGTCTTATATTTGCTTATCTTTCCTCCACTAAACGGAGTTCTGAACTCGTTCTCTACCATGATCCCGGAAGAAGTCTCTCCGATGTAGTAGGATCCGATCAGGTTGTCTTTGGCATGCTCGGGATCCTGAAACAGATTCTTGGGAAGCTTTAATTCATCTCCGGGTTCAAGGTTACTTCTTTTCCACTTTTTACTCATCTTTATTTCCTGCCTATATATACGGTTGCCATTATCGACCTTGTTGTACCTCTATCCACAACCTCATACTGAATGTCGTTCTTTATCGCTTCGGCTAATTTTCCTACTAAAGCGCGCCTGATGTACGCTTCATATTCTTTGAGGCCGCCCATATAAGGTGGTATTTCTCTCTCACATCTGTATTCTTCAAAATGCATATGAGTTGTGGTGACGTTCAGAGGCCTGTTATATAAGTCATACATTTCTCTCATATGAGGATATTTGTTGATGATATCCTTCATCAGCTTATTGTCTGATTCAAGATTCCTTATCCTCATTTTCAGGTGCTTCTTTTGCTGCCTTAGATTCATTGACCCGCTCCTTTCTGGAAATATCGTCCTCTTCCCGGATATTCAGGACGTTCTGGCATCCACATTCTTCACAGTCTACGCATTCATAGCAAGTTATTTCAGTCGTGAATAATCCGATCCTTGTCTTTCTGACCATGTATCTCTTATCCTTTTTGAGCTTGAGCTCTTTTCCACATACCTTGCACTTCATATCTTCTTCTCCTTATAGTCTTTGCAGGCCTTTATAGTTCTCGGCCTCGGGCTTACCTTGCCCTCTGAGCAGTTACCGTAGCATCTGAGTCTGCCTTCACATGGCTCAAAGTGATCACAGCTCCCGCATTTTTTTGTCAGGTCTGTTTTTCTGATGATATCGTCCATGTTCTTAACCCTTCTCCATTTGGCTGACAGTTTCGCATCTTCAAGGTCGGCCCATGTAAAGTTATCAGGAAGATAGATAGGATCTGTGATGAATTTAACCATGGGCTCCTTTCCGGGCGGTAGCGCCGGCCGCCCTGGTTTATTTTCCGTGATATATTCCCTAAAGGAAGTGCGCTCATAAATAATTACGTCCGAATATCTCCATGAAGTCCTTGTCGGGATATCTTTTCGTAAAGGCTCTTTGGCCTTCCTTATGGAGCAGATCCATGTTTGCCTTATTCCTATGGACTCCTTCCGGAGGTTCTGTATGATGCTCGTGGCATAGATAAACGGTCAATCCATACCTCGTGGATAACTTTTTGTTAGGGCCTCCAAAGACGTGATGCTCTTCAAGCCCTTCCCTTCTCTGATAATCCCAGTTCAGCATCATACAGAGGTAACAGGTTCCATCCTGCTTGTTATGCATTATCGATTTCATTCGGTTCCTTCCTCCGGGCACGAGGCCCGGAGATTAATGATTTTTGATTGAGAAAGCAGGGCGGACGCCAATAGAGTTGGAAGCGCCGCTGCCGAGCGCAAGGCCGTTGAAGTCGACAATGGCAAAGCTCGCCGCGGAGTAAACGCCCCGCAACCTGTTCTGCAGCCAGTACCAGCAATACTCATCATCAGGCGATGAACATACTCTGTTCTTCCTGTCCTTCATGAGAGGAAGCTGGTTATCCTTATCAGTCTCAAATCTCTCGTAGTAATCATCGTGTCCGAACATTTCTCCATATGTCGGTATCCAGAGTTTGACCTCTTTGTAGGTGTTGTGGAGCATGTTGTCTCTTAAAGACTTGGGAAACATCTTGATCAGTTCTGTGTTCATCCACTTGCAAAGATCTGACTCTTTAAAGTCTCCTGCTTTGTTGGGATCCTCATTCATAGGTCTGTCTGCTACGCAGTTGTCAAAGATAAAGTACGCTTTAGCGCCGGATGCCTTCTGCACTGTTGCAGTGAAGGTTCCCATATCTCTGAGTTTTATTGAGATCTGATCTCCTACCTTGAACTTATCCACATCCATCTCTACTTTTCTGATGACTTTCATAATTCCTCCTTCTTAGGCTTTGCCCAGTCAACTCCATAGCGGTCAATCACTACCTTGAAATCTTCCAGATCATGAGGCGCGGTGCTCTCATAATCAACACCGATGTGGAGCATCTCGTGGAAGAGCAGGATCTTCAGCTGTTCTTCGTTCATCCCTCTGACGTTAGGTTCAAAGATCGTGATCGTGAAGTCTGCAGGTATGCCCCACTTATTCTTTTCCTGTACCTTCTCGCACTGCCCGAGGATGGTCTTTCCTTTTCCCTTCTTCTTGTGCTCCGATTCAAGAAATATCACCGTTATGGGAGCTCTCTTGAGGAACTCCAGCTCCGGCTCCTTTTCGATGACCACTTTTGCAAGTTCTGTGTAGTATTCGCTGATGTGCCTTATATCACTCATCCTTTACCTCCTGTGATTCTATGATCCTGTTCACTGTAGTGAGCATGCTTTCAAGTTTCGTTTTGATTGCCTTGTACTGGTTCTCGTTTAACAGTCTCTCTATCGTGTGAATATCATTTGACAATCCGGCCTTATATCCTCTGAGGACATTAGGATCCAATGAAGACGATTCTGCTGATATTTCCTCAATGGGAGCAGGTTTTTCTCTTGGAGTGTTCACCTTCTTTGGTTGCACCGGTGCAACTTTTCCTTTTGACGCCTGCTGCTTCTTTTCTGCTTTGACATACGGTTTGAATGGTTCAACCTGCTTTGACTGTTCCTTCTCGGGCTTTGCTTCTTCCGGCTCTTCCTCCGCCTCTTCTTCCGAATCCTCTTCCGATTGAGTATTTATCGTATTTTCAGGGGTTTCTTCCTGCTCATATTCCGGGAATGGTTCACCATAAGTCCTTGACCATGATTCCTGGGCTGTCTCGTAAGGATCCCCGGTCTCTTTTATGACTTTGGTCCATGCATCGACTATCTCATCCCATGTGACTATCGTCTTCTCTTCTGTCCTGACTTCCGTGATGCTCGCTTCATCATCTTTGAGTACCAGGATGACATTTCCTCTGCCTTTTACTCTTGTCTTATAGATGGTCGGGGCTGACGGCATCATTATGTTCTTGATGCGGATATGCCCCGGAGCTGCTATGCATTCATAGTCATTGAATATACTTACGTATATGTTCAGATAGTCGCAGCCTATCTCCCTGATGGTCTGCACTACGAGGCTTTCAGCCGGTGGATTGAGTATTTCTGCGGCATTTTCCGTGAAATGCTCAATATCCGATATAGCTTTTTCCTCGTCAATCTGCTCCTTGATCTCTGATATCTCCGATTTGGTCAGGTCCGGTGTCAGTTCTTCTGTGATGACTTCCGGCATTGTGAGCATTATCGATAATTTGGCATAGCCGAATCCCTTGTACTGTTCAAGAAGCCTATCGGAAGATCCTCCCTCGGAAAATCTGTCATTGATCCTGACGAACCTTGAGACCTGAGATTTATCGAGTCCATACTCTCCCTGGGCAAATTCGAGATAGTCCTTATAGCCGGAACCTTTCAGGATATCTGTGTCTCTGGCTACCTTCAAAAGATATCCGATGCGGACAAAACCTTCTGAGGTCTTCTCCAACTCTGTGCGGAGCTCCTGCCTGTATTCCTGATAACCGTTTCTGTATATGATCTCTTCCATTCTTCCTCCTATACCGCTTTTGCTACCTTGCGCTTGGATTCATTGAGTATTTTCTTGGGATCCCGCGATTTCATATAGGCTTTGAGCCATCTGTCTATTTTCTTCTTGTCGGGCTTTGAGTCGTTTATTCCGTACCATTGCTCAATCGTGCAGTCGGGATTGATCTCTATCGTGATATACGGAGTATTCGGTTCTGCCTTTCTGCGAAGGAAGCAGATGATGGACTGTTTCTTCTCATGGCTGCTCAAGTATTCGTCACCGCCTACGCAGTGATGGAGAGTTCTTCCCTCTGCGACTATCTCAGCTGCATCCTTTGCCGGCCTTACAAGGAACTGACCTCTTTCGTAGTGATAGACCTTATCAGCTGATTTGAACCTCAGTCTTATGCCCTTGAACTGCTCATTGACCTTCTTCATCCTCTCGTCCGCTACGCGCTCATTTGTTTCGATGACCGCTTTTTCGTGAGCATCGTGAAGATCCTTAGGGAAGAGTACTATTGAATCTGTAAGGTCATATTCGGATTTCTTTTTCATTTCCAGATAGTCCCTGTACTCGTTCATGACATCGCGTAATTCCCACTTCGTTCCCTTGCGGGACTTCTCGATATAGTTCCTAAGCTTTACAGGAGACATATACTCGGTGAAGAACTTAAACTCCTTCTCATCCAGTCCTGCCTTGATCAGAGTTATCACTTCCGGCCCGAGGGTTTTGCCGGTCATCCTCTCCATCCTGAACAGTTCGAATGCTGACATCAGGTCCCTTTCCGGGCAGTCTCTAAGATCCTCGATGCGGTTCTTATTGACCTTGAGATAATCCCAGGGATTCTTTGCCCTCCAGTTGCATCTCGGGAAGTGATAACTGAACAGTTTCCGTCTGACAAGTTCTTCAAGGCCCATCTTATAAAGTGCCTCGAACCATGGATTCTTGATGTACGCCTGCTGCCATTCTCCTATCGTCAGGTTCCATTGGCTCTCTTCCAAGACCTCATAGGTCATCGAATATTGCATGACCGTTCCTTCCATCTCTTCATAGGTTCCCGGATATATCTCGCCTCTCGTCGGGCCTGATCTGTAATATGACATTGTGGAAAAACATGTTGCTGAACTCCATACAGGACCATCCCATGTGTCGTGACTGTACAATTTATAGGACTTCTTTTTCATTCCCTTCGGGAACCAGATACGCAGCTTCTCATTGAGTATTAATGCCTCATCCGGCATTTCTGCATCGGGTATGGTTCGGAGTATCGGCCTGAAGAATCTGAGCATATATCCGCCGTTCTCTATCTTCTGCCCTATCCATACATCCTGGTCCCAGTCCATGACATTCTTGCGATTCTTCTTTGCTACAGTCATCCCTGCGCATTCGCAGAATGGGCAGAAGGCATCTTCAAAGTTCCCCGGTTGATCTCCATCCCATGTAGGGAGGAATCTGTCATTCTTTTTGAATGTGTATCTCCTTTTTGCTCCACAGTGGCAGCACTCGAGTAGAAGTTCTCTGTCAGGTTTTGAGTAGAATATGATGTGATGACCTTCGAAGAGATCCATGACCCACTCGCTAAAGTCTGCCGGAAGATCAGGGACTATACTGAGCAGGTAGTCTTTTTCCTCCATCGGCTGAATCTTTGCAAGGTCAGTCATCGGCAGCACCTCCGACATAGTAGTTCCTCAGTTTTCTGCATATCTCTGCTCTGCCATCCCCGCACTTGACTTCTCCTTTAAACTTCTTGGTGAGTTTCTCGGGAAGGTCGTACATAGAGCTCTTCTCCAACAGTTCCAGGAATGCATCTACAAGGTTCTTACCGGGTTCACGGTATTTGAGCCTGAATACTTCGTCTGTTGTGATCAGATACTCCACATATTCGAGATAGTCATTCATCTCACCCTGGCATTTGCCGAGATCCGCCTTTTCAATCTCGAACTTTCCCAAAGCAGCTGACAGTGCATTGCAGAGAAGTGACTTATTGGTATCAAAGAAATAATCCTCTCCGGATACATTCAGCATGTCTTCTTCAAGATAGTCATGCCATGCATCGATAAGATCCTCTGCATCGCCTTTATCAAGGCCATTCTCTGCGTATATCTCCATGACAGCTGTCTCATCACCCTGTACGAGCTGATTTCTGACAGCCTCATTAATAGCAATATATGATTCAAATTCTCCGTATTTGTCGAACATATAGCCCTCTCCTTTCGTTACCATGTTCATTGAGTATTTATGCGGGTTTGGCGTTGTTTTTGAGCCATTCCCGGTACGAGTGATTTTCTTTGCAAAATACTGACAGGTTTTGCGTTTGAAGGACATTCCCCACATTTTGCCATATCTCTGAAAATGCCACTTTTCGGTGTTTTGCTGATAAATACTCGTTGTCCCGCCATTTCGGGAGCCATTTTGTAAGCGCTGTGGATAACCATTCAGACTCGATATAGATACTGAGGTCGGAAGGCTGGCTCATATGGCTTAAGGCTTCATTGAGGATCTTAAGGTTCGCTCCGTTCTCGCTGCCTTCGATCTCGAGCCTTACCGTCTTTGTTGCCGGCCCCTGTGAGGTCTCTGCCTCCAGGACCGCGATTCCGTAGCCCTGCTGCCTGCGTGGACCTCTTATCGTCTGATATACGTAGATATTTACCTTCATGTATTCTCCTTATCATGTAGCGCTGATATGGATATCCTGTGACCGGATTGATGCCACTGAACAATGTCTCTTTTATCATCTCCCAGCCCTTGGGAACTTTCGGAGGATCCTTCCATCTCTTCGAGATGACCTTTTCTCTCTTTGGTTCCGGTCGGATCAGATTGCGGGAGCTCGTATAGGACGTGCCTGTGTTCTCTTCTTTGGTGTCCTCTTTGACCAGATACGATGACAGCTGTTCAAATTCTCCATCTTCATAAAGCGGAGTCTGATACTGCTGTCCGTTCGGCCAGAGCTTCTGAATGATCTTCGTTACATTCAATCCATCGGGATTGTTGATCACGATATGATGATGGACTGCTCCCTTGGATCCTATTTCCGTGACTCCGAGATACTTAAGGTCATATCCTGCTTTCTGATATTCTCTTTTCAGACTCCTGAGAAACTTTGCTCTCTGCTCCACAGCTCCATCCATTGCCTCGGGACGGAGATCCTTCCTGTAGGTCAAGGTCATGTGGATATCTCCTTCTCCAAAGTTTGCTATCAGAAGCCTCTGAAACCTCCTTCTTTTGTTGGTCTCATTCTGCTTTTTGATCTCTTCGGGAGTCTTCTTCTTTTTCTTCTCCCTGGGACATCCGGGAGCTCCATAATTCAGTGGGTAATACTTTTGAATCTCTCTGACCTCTCCAAGGTCATAGGTGACTTTTGTGTACAAGAAATCATCCTCTCATTTGTCGTAACTTTAATATCCTTATCAAGGAACAAAAGAGCCAAAAAGTGCCGATTTTTCTTTACTTTTTGGCGTGAGGACGATATAATAATTCTTGTCAAAACTATATATATCGACCTCGCAGATTGGACCGGTTGCAGCCGGTCTTTTCTTATATCTCGATTTCGTAAATCAATCTTTCTTCCATATCCTTAAGCGAATACTGCGGAAGCGCCTCCGGGAAGATAGGAGCCATGAGTCCTCTCTCCTTCCAATTCTTAACGCGGTACTCAGGAACCGTTCTCCATGCCTTTACAAGCCTGATCTGATAGTTGGGTATCAGCTGTTCTTCACGGTCACGGAGCATACTGTAGAATCCGAGGAATATCCTGGAGCCATCCTCTTTGGATATGATGTGGATAATGTCGGGGCCGTGGCGATATTCAAGAAAATCGCTCAGGTAAACAGGTCTTCCCATAAATAAACCTCCTTATGCAGTGCCATTGCTGCACCATATTCCTGATTGCATCCGATGGACTTTCTCCATCCGGGCATCAATACAATTCCATCGCATCTGTCGAGTACCATGAGGCATATCTGCATGATGAACTCATAATCCGAATCTGCAGGAAGAGTGCTTACCATCCTGACTGGATTGATGATCTCCGGAACGCATTTCCCATAGGTGAACTTCTTCTTCAGCTGCTCTTCGCAGAAATCAAATCTTTCCTTATAGTCTGTAGTACCGGTCACAGGACCGCTCAAATAAACTGTCATATTTCTCTCCTTATAAACCACTGAAATAATGTCCACCGTATTGGAACATCGGAGTTCCATAATTTGAATATCCGTCTGCTCCAAAAAACATAACTCTCAGGTTCTTATCCCAGTCGCCCTCGATATATGTCTCATTCCATCCATCAACAACCTCTCCGAGTGCTTCGTAACAGTCTTCACTTGGCTGTATTCCCATGCGGCTGACTGCAAACTGATTAGGAGCGTAGATGATCTCACCTATCGGTGCTGAGAAGTATTCGGATCTGTTCAGGACTGTCAGCATAACAAGGGCTTTGCCGACCGAATCCTCTCCCTGAGCTTCTGCCATTGCTACATCCAGCAGAAGATTCTGCTCTTCGTAGGTCAGATTTACGAAGGTCTCTTCTCTGATCAGAGGAATGTCGGGAGCAACGAATATCTCTTCTGTGGGCATCTGCTTCGTTGGCTCCGGCTTTTGAACCTCTTCAGGTACCGGATCAGGAAGTTCTACGACCTCTTGGATGATCATTGGGTCATCATGGGGGGCAGTCTGCAGATGATAGTCATGTGACCTGTAAGATCCTACGCCTGCTGCTATCGTGGCCATCATGATGATCAGGCATCCGAGTATAAATGCTGCGTGTTTCATCCATCCTCCTTACTGTTGCACCGGTGCAACTTTTCTATTTTTTAGAAACTTCGTGAACTCGCTCTCGGGAACTCTGATGACCTGTCCCATCTGGAAGTATTCCCCGCCGGTCTTCATGTACTTCTGCAGCCATCTGTACGCAGTCGCTGTCGATACCGAATAGAAAAAAGCAATCTGTTTAGTTCCAAGCCATGGCCCTGTTGCTGCATTCTTCATATTTCCTCCTTTCTTGGGTTGTTCAGGTGTTTTGAATATCTGTACTGTCAAGTACAGATATTCAATGATGCTCGTAGAGTATCATTGACGTGAATTTAATTCACTTTTTCGAGCAAAAAAATATTGTCTCTTTCTTCTGCTGAAAGTCTAAGTGCATTAGTGATGCCTACGATCTCCGAAGCTGTGAACTCACCTCTCCCTTTAAATCTGTTATATAGAGTAAATCGGTCTATTCCGCTCTTCTCTGATAACTTGGTGATAGGCATTCCCCTGTCTTCAATGGTTCTCTTCAGAAGGTCTATGTTTACCATGTTTTCTCTCATCTCCTTTCTTCTTTCAAACGTGAATGTTATTCACGTAAGCAAAATATATCATTGATGTGATTTTCTGTCAACATATAAGTTGAATTATTTTCAATTTAGATTTATATTTTTGTTGGAAGGAGGTGCCGAATATGCTTACATTATATGAAAACATCAAGAATTTAAGGAAAGACAGAGGCTGGTCTCAAGAGGAACTTGCCAAGAAGATGGGCTATACCGACAGAAGCGCCATCGCAAAGATTGAATCCGGTTCTGTAGATTTATCGGAGAGTAAAATCATGGCATTCGCGAAGACCTTCGGAGTCAAACCCTGTGTCCTTATGGGATGGGAAAATGCGCCTGCTGCCTCTGATGATGATTTCTACTCCGGTGAAGCTCTCATGATTGCCAAAGCATACGACGAGGCCGATGAAGGCATTAAGAAATCTGTGAGAATATTATTGAATGTCAGGGAAAAAGAAGCACGTTCTATATCGTAAGATAGGAGGTGTCTTATGTGGATAAATAAAAAAGGACTCATGCAGGAATATGTCATGGATCCGCGGACCGGTCTGAAGAAGATCGTGTCCGTGAAGGTGAACGGTACCAGCAAGAGAGCTGAACAGGAAGCGTTGAAGAAACTCGAGAAAAAGATAGATGAATTATTCGATGCCAGATTGAAGTTATCAGAATGCATAAACCTTTATCTGAAGGAAAATGAGAAGACATGGAAACCTTCTACCTATTCTCAGGTGAGCAACAGGCTTCACTCCGTCCTTGAGATTGTAGGCGATGGATATATGAACTCCCTAACTGCAGGATACATCCGTCAGAAGTTCATGAACTGTGGGAAGAATGTTCAGACTATCAATGATTATCAGACAAGGCTTAAGACTTTATGGCGATGGGCCTATCAGAATGATTTTGTCAGAACCATGGAAGTGGCAGAAAAACTCTCCAATGCAAGGACTGAACCGTCTGCCTATCGCATCCAGGATAAGTATCTTGAGACTAAAGAAGCGACAAAACTTCTCAGGGCGATGATATATGACAGAAGATACCAGTTATTCAGCGAATTTCTGCTCCTTACCGGAATGAGAGTCGGTGAGGCTATTGCTCTCAACGATACCGACGTCTGGGGAGATATCATCCGTATCAATAAGACCTACGACAAGGCTAATAATGTCGTTACCTCCACCAAAACTTTAAAATCTTCAAGAGAAATCCATATTCAGCCGGAACTTAAAGACTGTATCAAAAGGATACGCGAATATACCAAAAAGCAGCAGGAAGTATTCGGGTATGAATCAGATCTGTTCTTCCCGGACATGAACGGTTCTTATTTTGGGTATAGTTATTATTGTAAATATATCGGAAAGATAACAAAAAAGACGCTCGGAAGAAAACTGACCCCGCATGCCTTCAGGCATAGTCACTGCAGTATGCTGGCCGCTGCCGGAATGAGCCTCGAGGCTATCTCTGAGAGGTTAGGACATACGGATTCTAAGATCACGAAGGAAATATACCTCCATCGCATGAAAGAACTTAAGGACAAGGAAAATAAGCAGCTTGATCAGATAAAACTGCTGTCCTGAATCCCGCATCAGTTCTGGGCTTGAAAAGCCTTACTAAACTAATCACTAAACCAATCCCATCTAATATGCATGAATACTGAAAAGAAATAAACATACGCTTACTATCTGATGTATTTCATAGGATATCAACGATACTCTGAACCCGCATAAATACTGGATATCTGATTTCTGCCCACATCCTACGCTGACATGGTTTACTTGACTTTTTACTAAACTAAAACTCCCAGAGAAAAACGCTGTCAAAATGATGGCAAAGACATGAGGAATTATACTTTTGGGCCCTCAAATGTTTAATTCCTCAGCGAAAACCATTAAAAAAGACCCTCCCACCTTTTGAGGGGTGAGAGGGCCTGATATAAGGGGGAGAAATCGAACAGCAGCAAGCTGATACGATCAAGGTATTGTGAGATACTGGCCTACTGTAATGACATTCGGATTTTTGATGTTATTCCGCTCGCATATAGCCTGCACAGTAGTATTATATCTCTTCGCAATATCTGTCAGAGTGTCACCTCTGACCACGACATACTGTTTTCCGGCATTCTTTCTTTCTTCGATGATCTCATCTACTCTTCTCTGAACAGTCCACCAGTCATAGCCTGCAGAGGTGAGTTTCATCTTTCTTACCACTCCGTTCCCCCACAAGCCTGCAAGGACTTCAACAGCCAACTGATCAACAGATTTCTTATCAACAATATCGACTATGACCGGGACCGGCGTAAGAACAGGCTGATCTGTCCATTCGATATTGATCTGATCCTGGTCTACCGTGGTGCCGTTTATCTTTGGGTCACGGATATAATTTACGGATCCTCCATACTGCCATATCTCTACAAGGGCGATGCTCTTAAGTTTCGGAGCACTCTTTGAATATCTTGCTACCCAGTGCGGATATACGATGAGCTGACTGTCATCAAAACGTGAGTTGAAATGAGATTCGCTCGTATATATGCCACAAGCATATCCGTTGTTTATCATAGTCTGGCAAAATACTCTTATAATATCCGTGAGATGCTGATATCCCTGATTGAGCATCTTACCTTCAACATCATAATATACGTGAACGATATCTTTTCCCTGAAGGCACTGCATAAAGAATGCAGCTTCCCTCACGGCATCTTCCGTTGAGAATGCATTTCCATAAAAATAGGCTCCGATATGGAAGCCTTCTTCTTTTGCCTGCTTATAAAAATTCTCAAACTGTGAATCTTTGTACGGTTTAGCAGAGTCAGCGCCTCCGGCCTTCAGGATCGCGTATGTGAATCCCTGATCTTTGGCGCTCTTCAGTTTAAATCCTCTTTGCCATGCAGAGATATCTATTCCTATCTTCATTCGTCATCCTCCTTCTCGCTCCGATCATGCAGCTGCTTCAATACCTTTTTCATTTTCTTCGGAATAGGAAGTCCAAGATGCCCCGCATTTTCCAATAATGAAATCCCTTCATTGCTCAGATAAAAAAATATCACTGCTGTCCTAAGTATGGATCCGGTCTTTAGCACTTCTGCATCCAGTACATTTGCAATGCCCACTAAGAGAAAGATCAGCACCTTCCGACAGATTCCCTTAAAGCCCACCTCGCTGGATAGTTTTTTGTCTACGACTGCGCACATCACACCTGTCACATAATCGACAGCCACAAAAACTACCAATGCTATGAGCAAACCGTCACAACCTCCCAAAAAGTAGCCCAGCCATCCTCCGACAGCTGCAAGTACCATCTGAATCGCATTCCAAAACTCCTTCATGGCAATGCCTCCTTATTTGCATTATATTGGCCATGGCCAGCGTGACCAGGTGGACTACCAATGCTACTATCCAGTACTCCTTTCAGCTGCTCAAGCTCTCCTACCAGTTTACTGACCATCTGATTAAGATTCTCTATCATTCTTGTCTGATCATAAATAATCTCAAGATAGTCCTGCTCAGTCATAGTTCTGACCGGTTATCTCATAGAACTCTTCCTCTGTGATCCATCCTTTATCAACCGCATTCCTTACTTTATCGATGGACCATCCTTTCTTTCCATTTGTCTCAACATAAAGGTCATAATATGCTTTAACCTTCTCAAAATTCTTGCTATGCATAACTATCCTCCTTATAATTCAACATCGGTCATCATCGCGATGTAGTCCGTCTGAGCCTGAAGATCGAACAGGGTAAGTTCTATATCTCTCTGTCTCTTTTCATCATTGGAAAGCTCACGAAGTATGAACCACCACTCAGCACCTTCATTGATAATCTGAACGAGCTCTGCGTCATGCATAATCTGCTCATATCCTTTTCCATCAGATATGATTACTTCCCTGAGTTTTCCTTCAAAATCCTCTTCGGCGACTTCGACCCTTGAAATAAAATTGTTGCCGTTCAGCCGGAGATGTTCAATCGTCGAACCGTCTGAGAGTGTGATCGTGTACATTTCTTCCATCTTGGATCCTCCTTAAAAAGTAAATAATATAGCGACTTCATATTCTTTAACTGCTTCTTTGACATATATCTGGCATAACTGCCCATCCATGATTTATATGATTGCTTTATAGATTCATAACCAATTCCACCTTTGTCGTAGAGTCTTTTATATGCTTTCAATTTCCTTCTCTGGCGAGTCACGGATTTTGGATTTATTCTTTTGACTACTTTTCCGGTATCTGTCAGGAAATACTTAAACTGCAAATAAATAAACGTATCTGACAGCCTGCAGATACGTGTTTTCTTATCGTTTATGAAAATGCCCAGTTCTGACGCTTTCTTCCTTATCCCCTCAAATGTCTCTTCTATATATTCCTTATCATGATGAATGATATAAATATCATCCATATAACGTCCGTATCTTCTATGTCCTCTGATAATGGTTGCATAATTATCTATTGGTGTAGGGAAGTATATTCCTATATTCTGTGAAGTCTGATCGCCTATATCTACCGACTTCTCCATGAATTTCTCTCCAGTTTTCATCTCAGGAGTGATGTTATTGAAATAATCAATCGAGTTGAATTTTGCCTCCAGACAGCATGCATATTCCTCGTCGCTCATATACGAAACATCCATTGCAAAAGATCTGATGATCTCAGATAAGATATATCCCGAAAAGTCGTCTATCTTTGGACATATCAATTCTCTTACCTTATCATGCCGGATATTATCGTAGAACTTCGAAAAATCAAGGAAGCCTACATATCCGTCATTGTTCCCATGTTCGAGATAAAAGTTATGCAAATCCCGCTCAAACATCTTTCTGGCAAAATCTATTCCTTTATCCTTCTGCGATGCTCCATTATTGTATATCAGGTACGGTTCAAGGGCGGGGCTTATTACATTGTCACATAGAGCATGACGGACTACCCTGTCGCGCATCCTTCCGCCGTGTATATGTCTTATCTTTCCTCTTTCATGAAGAGTGAACTCTGTTCCGGGTGATGTCTCATAAGTACCATCCAGTAATTCTCTCTGAAGTTTTGCTATCTGCGATAAGAAATCTGTTTCAAATCTCTGAGGTTCTTCTTTCCATGCGCTGCTCTTCATTGACGCCAGGAAGGCATCGTAGAGGACATTCATATCTGCTATTATTTCCATTTTTCATAAATCACCTGCTTCCCTTTTGGGGTTAAGGCCTGTGAAGGTTGCAATCGTAATCACATACCATAGGCCAGATAGAGATCAGGCTTCTATCCCACTTCCGTGCTATTATTTAGCTTTCGCAAGGATGGTCTTTCCTTTCGCGTGGGATATCCTGCCTGTAAAAGGTCTTATTCGGATATCACCGAAATCAGGGCGGACGCCATTAGAGTTGGAAGCGTTGTTGTTGTTCGCATTGCCGTTGTTGTTGACATTGGCAAAGTTCGCCGCGGAGTTAACGCCCCGCAACCACCAGTTCGCACGTATTCAAAGATCACCCTCTTTATCTATAAAACCTAAGCGGTTCAAGATAAGCAATACTGATTCCGACAGTTCAGATACCGGCTTTATTATGTCTTTAGGATCTGTTTTCTTCGCTTTCAAAAATCTATTGTCAGACTGTCTCACTCCTTTAAACAAAGTAATCTGCAGATCAATCATTCCTGCAAATCTTGCAAACTTATTCATATCTACCGGAAGGACTCTGATGATGTATTGCAGCTCCTGTTTTAGGATATAGCAATTTGAGATAGCCGCATTGATATGCTTTCTTCTCTCAAGATATTCAAATATCTTTGCAGGTGTATCTGATGGATATATCGAATTTCCGAAAGTAAACTCTAATTCTATGTTTCTCAATATGTTCAGGACTGCTTCACATTCTTTATCAATAAACCATCTGTCAAAGGATTTTGATTTCTTCTCCCATCTTGCTACGACTGCATCTACATCCGATGCTCCTTCATGTGATTGTTTATACCGTTCTATCTGTTTTGCGTACTTTTCGGGAGAAAAACCAAAATCCTGAAGCATCAGCAGCGTGACCGAATCTCTCAATTTATAAAACTGATGCTCTGCTTCAAATCTTGATTTCTTCCTCCGACTTAGTGGGACATTTGACAATTTACATATCTCCTACATAAATATTTCTCCGGGCACGAGGCCCGGAGATTAAAGATCATTTGATCGCGAAAGCAGGGCGGACGCCATAAGAGGTGGAAGCGTTGGCGGCGGCCGCAAAGCCGTAGGAGGCGACATGGGCAAAGGCCGCCGCGGAGGCAACGCCCCGCAACCACCAGTGCGCACGGTTCGTAGCCTTTGAGATGTCATGTCTGAACAGGGCAAGCTGGCCCTTTCCATCTCCTACCTCGTATCCTTTTCCTCCGTTCGACCATGCAAGCGTTCCATAGACCATTACTTCACTCATAAGATCGACAGATGAATCATACCAAGCCCAGCCTGATGCATTACCACTTGATACAGCATTTGTCAATATTTCTCTATGTGTCAGAATATGTGCGGATCCGAATGCGGAATCCACTTTCGTCTTAGCTGTGTAGAGATTTGAAGATCCACTTATGAGATAATTTGCTCCGCCTCTCATTTCTGAATTATAGTATCCGCCTGTAGTTATATCCGTGCTGTTCATCTTTGCATTGTACAGATTCGAATCAGGAACGATGACCACATGATGATCAGTGCATTCTGTATCACCTACTCTGTACCAATAATCAAAGTGAGCTATTCTCCATACTACTGAATCTATAGTCCAATAGTCTCCGATGAACATGTCGTCGAATGTTCCAGCCACTATGGATGCCCACTGATCAGCTGTGACGGATGTTCCGAGGCTCTTGCCCCTATAGATTGAATTATGGAATCCTGCGTTATTTTCAATTGTCAGTTTTCCATTGATGCCTAAAAGACTCCGCAGATCTCCTGCGGTCATCTTATAAGTTTTTGACCCGTCATCTACTGCAAAAAGGTCAGTATCTGCGAGCGTGTTTTTTGCCGGAAGTTCCGGTATGATCTTTACTGCCATATTTCCTCCTTAAATTTGTTGCACCGGTGCAACTTATTGCCATGCCAGAATATTTGATTCAGTTCGGAATCCTATATAGTCTCCATCATGAGTCACAATGTTGTCTCTTGAATCTGTATCTTCCCAGTATCCCAGAACTCCTATTTCCTCAAGTATTTCATTTATCTGCTGCTGCGGATCGAAGCCGGGAGAATAAAGATCAGTCTGTGTTCCACTAACAGTGATCTCAGCTATCTTTGTGCCGGATGTCTGCACCTGGTTTACTGATACAGATGTAAATCCTGAATCATTTACTAAATCCGAGGTTTTTGTAGGTATCGTCGGTTTTCCTGATAAGTCACTGTACTGCCCCGATGTTGCTACTGCAGCAAGGGATGATGATAGAACATAATTTCCAAGTATTGTGGTCAACGATGCACTTGTGACATAACTCGCAAGAGCTGTCGCAAGATCCGTCGTGGTCACATAGTTTGACAGGTCTATCGCTGTGGTGCCTATCAGTTCCCATCCGCCCGATGTTCCGTCTGTATTGATATATTCATCATAAATATTCTGCAGTTCAGGATCCGAGGTTGGAACGAGATATATCGTGGTTGTTGATATATCAGATATAGGGAGTGATGCTACAACTTGAATATCAATAGTGACTATAGCTGCTATGAGAGCATCTACTTCTGCCTGAGTATAGGTTTCTGATTTCAGGTAATAATTGGCCAGATTATTTACAGTATTTGTAATAAATCCGCTATCATTATTCAATTCAGAAGTCTTTGATGGCGGTTTAGGTGCATAAACATCCTGAGAGGTTCCGTTTATATCTATTTCCGCTATCTTTGTGCCGGTTGCCTGCAGCTGAGTCCACGAGACTGAATCTCCGCTTGGAACTGTTACCGTCTGACTGTTTCCGTCAGAATCTGTAATAGTTATCACATCGCCCGATATAGTGAACGTATAAGTAGTATCAGCATCGGGTACCGTGACAGCTGAACTCAAGCCATCTGAGCCATTCAATGTGATCGTGTGGCTTGAGATTGAAAGTGTATAAGTTACGCCATTACCCAAACCGTCCAATATGTCCATGTTCGCATTGAACAGGGCAAGGAAGTCTTTCACTTGATCATTGACGGCTGGTTTGCCTAAATTCAAATTAGGTGTATATGTTGCCATGATTTAACCCCATGACGGACGATTAGTCCATCCACTGAAAGCATTTGTGCCTGTCAACGGAACATTCCAACTCGATGCGCTGCTTGCATCATGAGGCAGTGCTGTAGCGTAGGCATCAGGAATCCAATAGACATATGTTCTGTTGTAATCAACATAGGATGCCTCCGTCCATTGATGATGTATCTGCCACATTTTACCTACAGCTGGTGGATAGTTCACGTTATACATCGAGTTCGGTGAACCAAACATTGAAGTCATGTCTGTTGCTTGACTGAAATCCCATTCTGAGAAATCCGGCGGTGTAAGAAGCGAACCGCAATATTGGAACATATTATTGAAATACTTGCCGCTTGATACATCCCATCCCTCTAATGGCGACAGATCAGCCAACCATATCTTGTTGGCGAACATATATCCGAAGTCAGTGACTTTTGATACATCCCAATCTGCTATTGCAGATATATCAACAAGTTTACTTCCTTCTGTATAACTTAATATCCATACTGAATATCCAAAGAACATATGGTTCATGTTCGTGACATTCGATACATCCCAGTTCTCCAAGCCCTTAAATGTCTTTACGTTCTTACATGATGCATAGAACATATTACGCATGGATGTAACGCTGGACACATCCCAATTCTCAAAATCAGAATAATCTTCCATATCACTCAACGGACACAGATAGAACATTCCGGTCATAGTCGTGACGTGTGATACATCCCATTTTTTGACGGCTGATACATCCTTAAGGCTTTCACAATTTTGGAACATGCCGCTCATGCTGGTTACACCTGATACATCCCAATCTTCCAAACCATCAAGGGTTTCAAGACCGTCATCAAATGCAAACATAGCGTACAAAGAGCCTTGCATCTTCCAATTGCTTAAGAAAGATACATTAGTCATGCGGTGGCACTCTTGGAACGAGTTTTCAAAATCGGTGCAATTAGATACATCCCAACTTGCCAAAGGCGAGAAATCGTCTGCACTGCAGCAAGCGAAAGACCATCTCATTGTTGTTATGGTAGAGGCATCGGCATAGGCAAGTTCTGTGAGGTCTGTAACATACTTCATTGCATCGCCATCACCGCCATAAAGTCCTGTTGTTCTCCACGGCAAGGACGATAATTTAGAACCATAATTCAATTCAAGATATGTATACATCCCGAAATCATATTCATCTTCGGGAATGGTTTGAGGGTCGTAGTCTACCCAATATGAATAATTGTGTATGAATCCATAACCGTCCTCGTATACATCGCCATACGTACTGTGATTTACAACATTGCCGTGATCTACGACTTGAATCTTCTGTTCATAACTTCTCTCAACAAGTATCGTCTCATCGTCAAATATGTATTCTCTGCGATACGATGCCATGACAGTCACTTCACCCTCGGTATCAAAGGTAGTTCCGAGTGCGGGTAAGAAAGAACAATGTGCATTATCAAACCTTACAGCATCTGTCATAACAGGCTCCGCATCAGGGTCATCCTCATCATAGACAGGAACTTCAAAGAAGAACTGTCCGGCATAAATTGTTGACCCTAATGGTACAAACGGATGTGAAAAAATAGTCTTTTCATTACCTGATCCTGAATTATTTAGGGTGTAGTTATGTCCTACTCCGAATATCGTAAATTTGAGTTTGTTTGTATCAATTGTTGCACTCATATAAACTCACTCCACCTTAAAGGGTTATCCATATTCAGAATAAAAACTCTTGCTGAATGTTTGCCCTTGCCTGTCACTCTGAAAGCGCATGTTACGCTGTGTATTCTTTTTCCAGCTAATGATTTCTGCTCTATCACTTCAAAGTTGTAAGCGCTTGGGTCACTATCCGTTCCATCTACTGTAAGTAATAGATTAACTGTGCCTGTACTTGAACGATCTACTTCACAAGTGAACATCATTCCAAGACGCATAACGTCAACAGATTGATTCCACTCAATCTCAGCAACTTTTATGTAATAGTAATTATCTAAAGTAATACTCGAAGTATTCTCGGCATGAAGTAACCAAAAGCTTTTTCCGCCAGCCTCTTGGCCGTTGTTATAATCAGATGCCAATCCTGCGACAGTTTTGCTGAATCTATCCTGTGCTTTTGATAACCTCGGATTATCTCCAGTGCATGTTACATGCATCTTCCCACTTATCTGATAAGTGATCTCCGTAATAGCTCCGTAGTCATACCCGCCAGCCTGATTGTCTGTAAATGTCAGAACATCTCCCGGATCATATGTCGGAATAAGAGGCATGTCTGAGTCGTAAGGAATGTAGTAGACTCCATTCCATGCATCAATGATCTCACTGAGAGCTTCCAGTCTATTTGACTGATCTGTGAACTGCAGGAAAGGATTCACTCCGAGATCGAGTACTATTCCTCCAGTATTGGAATTAGCTACATATTCCTGGACTCCACCTTCTTTATATGTTCCGTATATTCCATCGTATGTCGTGCGGAAGTCTGACAAATTTGAAGAATATCTGAACGATGCAGGAACTGTGTCAGCTGAGGTAGAGCCATATTTATGCATATAGAGGCGCCCATCACGTCCTATATATGCAAATGCTCCGAGATATGCTCCGAGATATCCTAAAACATCTCTCCAGGTTTTAACATCCGTCACTACATCTGCAAATCCGGTCTTTCTGGATCCGTTTGGCAATGCTGATATATCTGCAGATGAAGACCCTAAAGCAACGCCTGCTGCCGTGCAGGCCTCTGTCAGCCACTGATATGGAGTCTGTATTGCCACGTGAGCAGATGGGACGAACTGGACATCATCAAACTTCAGCATGTCATCATAAGCTTTCAGCGTGATGTGATCAGAAGTCTGATACGCTTCAGCAACCGTGAATATCCCCATAGGAATAACATCAAGTGCTCCTGATATAGAGCATTCAAGTTCTACAGTCGCGCCATACAGCTCATATCTGGATACTCCGGCAAGGATCAGTTCTATTGCAAGCGATGCTGCATAAACCGTCCCGGTCTTAAGGCTCTGCTTAGATATGGTTCTTGTAATGGTTCCGCCATTTATGATGTTTTCATCATCAAATGTATAAACGGTACCACCAACTGTTGTGATGGTACCGTCCCAGGACAGATCTCTTATATTCGATTTTATGTGTGTGATAAAATCTGCAGATGCTGAATACATTAATAAGCCACCACCTCAAATGAAACCTGCCAATCGGTTGATACGCTGTCTGACCTGATCAGGTTATAATCCAAATTGTCTACATAGGCGTAAAAGGTATTTGCAGCAAGAGTATGAGGATCATAATAGGTCACTGTGATGGAAGATCCTGATGTGTAATAATCAAAAAGTTTCTGATACCAGGCATCACTGACTATCATCGATACGGACATCCAAGGAACTCCAAGCCTCTTGATGTCTCTTATCCTGGTTCCTGCTTCCGTCTCATTGACAGTCTGAATATTGACAGGCTTGAAATGATATTCATCCTTGGTCAGAGGAAGCTCTTCGACGCCAAAATATAATTCAACTTTCAGACTCATTATCTTCCTCCACTTACAAGATTCTGTCTCTGCTGCGAATTAAGTATGATAGTATCGAGTTTCTCCTGTCCGATATATACAGGAATCGTTATCGAACCTGCTCCTGCGGGAGCGGCTTCCATGAACATATCATTGGCAGGAAGTTCAAGGACTGATGTAAGAGTTCCCTCGAGTTGCGACTTCGAATCTTCAAGGCCTTCTGTGAAGAGATCTATCATATCAGGAGCATATGTATGAAAATCAGACAGGGGACCTTTTTCGGGCTCGGAGAATCCGAGATAGTCGGCAATGGTACCGGCAATATTCTTGCATGCATCAACTACGCTGTTTATCTTGTCTTTTATACCGCCGACAAAATTATCAATGAGATCGTGCCCCCAGTTCTTAGCCTTATCAATGAATCCGAGAATGCCTTCTCCGAAGGATTCCATGATATTTGTAGCCGATTCAAAGATTTTATCCTTGAAATCTACAAGGCCCTGTGCCAGTGCTACTATGAGGTCAAGAGCCACCTCTCCCATCTTGCCAAGAAAACTTAAAATACCATTTGCAAGGCTCATAATGATTTCTTTTGCCGCATCATTCAGTTTAGAGACGCTGGATATAAGCGTTTCAACTATCTTGATGATTATCTCAGGGATGCGAACCAATAGCCTTGGAAGGGCATTTATAAGGCCTGTGGCCAGCCCTACGATAAGAGCGATACTTGCCTCAATAAGCAAATCAACATTGTCTATGAGCGTATCAACTACGGCTATCACTACATCTACTATCGTTGGCAAGAGATCCGGCAAGGCCTCTGCAATGCCAAGTGCAATCTGTAATATCAGCTGTACTCCGGTCTCTATGAGCAATGGCAAATTCTCGATTATCATATCCGAGATGCCCATTACCACATCCACAAGTACCGGCAAAAGCTTATCCAAATTCGATATGATTGCCTCTGCCAGGCTCTCAATGATGCTTCCTCCGATCTCTATGAGTTTCGGAAGCATATCGCTGATATTTGATACCACCTGATCTATGCCCTGTGATATCTTCTCAAGCCCCTGATCATAATTGCCTGTGAATATATCAGTAAGTCCGTCTGCCACTCCTGTGAGAGCAGGAAGGAACTCACTCATCATTCCACGCTTCAGCCCTGAGAATGCCGTCTGCATATCCTGCAGCTGGTCATCAAATGCAGCTGCTGCCTTGACATCCTCATCGGACATTATTCCACCGAGTTCGTGGAGCTGTTCCTTCATTTCTGCAGTCTCTTCTGCAGTCATATTAAGGAGCGGCCCGAGCTCTGTTGCTCCCCTTCCTAGGAGTTGACTTGCGAGATATGTTCTTTCAGTCTCATCCTCTACCTGCTGGAGGGCTTCGATAGTTGCTCCGAAGAGATCCTCCTGGGACATATTAGCAATATCTTCCTGGGACATTCCGAGACGCTCAAATGCCTCCGAATTTGTCTCTGCAGCACTGGCCAATGTCTTCATGGATGCCTTAAGTGACTCCATGGAAGTGCCACAATGCTGCATTACAAAATCCCATTCCTGATATGCTGTCGCGGAGATTCCCATCTTTTGGGACATCTTATCGATATTGTCTCCATATGCTGCTACATCAGATGCTGCTGTAACAAAAGCGTCAGCCGCCTTTACAGCTGCTGCGGTAACTGCAGCTGTAGCAGCTCCGGCAACCGCAAGGCCTTTGCCAAGTCCTGCAGCAAAATTAGATCCGGCACTCTGCCCCGCCTGTGCAACACCTGAAGAAGATGCAACCTGAGTCAATTCATTTGTAATAGTCTGCTGTGCTCCTTCCATCGTAGGAACGATAGTCACCACAGCTCTTGCGACTTCTATATTATTTGCCATGTCTTCTCTTCCTCTTGCCTGAGAACATTGACCTGAGTTCCTTAACAGGGACCGGCTTCTTTCCGTACTTATTTCCATCCTTTTTAGGTCTCGGATAGAATTTTGGCTTCTTGGGATGTTTTCTTGAGCCCACGGCTACAAGATTAGAATTGATGATTGACAGAAGATCGTAGATATCTGCCAGGATTTTGTTCGTTTTCATGGTTGTGGCCCAAGCATGCAGTTCCGGATCTATGTCTCTTGCGACACACGATTCTGCTCCGATATTCTCTATAAAAGAATGTAGGGCAGCCCAACTTAAGGACTGCCCTACATCTCTCAATTCATATCCGCATCGCATCAGGTCACATTCAAGTGCCTTGTAGTGTTCATCTGCGAACTCAACAAGGCTTATGATTCCCCCGGCGTGACACCGGTTTCAATCTGTGAAGCTTCTGACCATGCTTCTAATATGGTTTTGATCTGGTCTGTTGTGAGACCCTTGAATATCTCATCGGGAATATATTCTGATAAGAGATTCATCATAGCATTAAGCTTATCAATCTTTACCTCTGCTCTGAATTTTGCGAGTTCAGTGAAAGGTATTGAACCTGCAAGGGGGATAGAGAAGCTCTTATCCCCCATATTTACTTTTAATACTTCTTTAGGCTGTTCGAGTGTGATTTCTTTCATGTATTATCCCTCTTCGGAGATGAAATGGAGTCCTCCATCCTGTGCGGTGATGGTCGGAGTCCAGGTGATTGTATTCTCGGGTGCAAATGTAATCGCTTCAACAGCTGTTACCTGTCCGTTCTCCATACCGACTGCCATGATATCGTCGCCATCCTTCATGATGAAGATGAATGCTTCTGCTGCAGGAAGATCTTCTGCAGAGAGATTGACGTCGATAGTCTTGCCATGAGTTCCTGAAGGAGCTGTGACCGTAACATTGCTGGATCCAACTACAGTCTTGAGAGTTTCCTCGGTCGTGTCCATCATAGGAGCCTGCACTGTCTCTGTATGCTCAGTGAGGATAGATCTCTTGATGACATTTGCCCAGTTACGGATATTGGTAACACTCTTGTCAGTAGTTACGTTTATTCCGTCATGTGTAACATCTCCAATGAGTCTCCATGCGCTGACATAATAAGTGATAACAACCTTATCAGATGCGGAGAGTGATGCTCCTGAATAAGTGAGGGTAGTTCCGGAGAATGTATAATCCGTCTTAGCAACAGCATTTCCATTAACTGTCATGGAAATGATCGCATTAGGAGTCTCCGAAAGAGTAAATGTGGACTGGCCTGCGGTAGCGGTGAACTTATCAGTAGTAGTTCCGTCTCCGTTGTCGCCCACGATATCAGTAGGATAAGTAGGAAGCGTGGTTCCTGCAGGAGCATGAAAAGCCATACCGCTTGCAAGTCCAATTCCAAGTTTTACATCGCCCATTTTTTAAACCTCCACAGTTTCAACGTGTGCGATAACCCGTAGCCTTGCCGAGTACATCGCAAGATCAGGTCTCACAGGGTCCTTGCCCCATGAGCCCAGTGAATTAACAGTTACCACTCTCAGAGCGGTGGTTTGGCTCTTTGCAACTTTTTTAATTATTCCGATCGCATTCCGGAGATTTTCAAGTGCTTCTGCCTCGACTTCTGCCCTTGAATCAAGTGTGACATCAAATCTGTCTATCTTATCCATCTCAGAGCCTCCAACTGCAGCTATTTCCACAGATGGTACCTCAAATGTTTTGGGCAGAGGTTTTACATAAACCTGCATATAATCTCCCAGAGAGGCTCTGATGGCCTCTTCAACGTCTATGCTTCTGTCAATGGTCATTGTACTGCCCTCGATAAACTCTTCATTTCTGCTTCATCTGCTGACGCTTTAGCGTCGGCTGCTGCAACTCTTCCGATCCATCTTCCACCATGCCCATATTTCTGCATCATGTTTCCTTGAAACACTTCTGCAGTATATCCTTCGCTTGTCTGATCGCTAAGATTGGCATTAGCCCTCGAAGTGATATTTTCAGTCACGCTTTCAACGAGACCTTTTACACCGTCTCCGACAAGGATTTCTCGGAACCCTTCTGAGTTGAACGTCAGCTTGATATTTGTCATCCGGAATACCTCTTAAGATTGAGCTGGATGTGCGAGACTCTTCCTGATGCGGATTTCCAAATTCTTGGTTCTCCGTTTATCTCGTAGCCGTCGCCATCGACAAATATCCTGTCTCCGGCCTGCACATCTGCTCCCGGTGGAACATACACCGTAAGTCCATCCATGATGCCCAATATGCGCCCATCCTCATTGAGAGAAGTTGACGCGGGCTGAACGGAACATCCTTTGATGTCTAATGAAGTGGCTGGTGGAACGGTCCAGTCTGGGACATCCTGCCCTCTTACCGTCTTCGTTCCCGGCCTGACTCTTGTAATTGTGTCCGAACAAAAAAATGGAAGCATTAGAATACTCCTTCAAGCCTGTAACCTATCAGCATTCCGGCATTATTCTCGATAACTCTGTCAAATGAACCATTGGTCCATGAAGAATTGTAAGTGACCGATACCCCTCCTGCAGCTTCAGATGTGATGCCGTAGGATTTTGAAAGTTCAAGGCTTACCATCTGTGCCACAAGTTCCTGGATGCCGACTTTGCTGACTACACCTGCGGTGTAAACCACTTCGACAATGCTTCTGCGGTCACTTACGACCGCATCATAGATTGTCAGATTTCCGCTCGGACTGATCATATAATCAGTCGTCGCTTCGTCATCAATCTTCACTGATTCGATGGAAGATACAAGCCTTGCAGGCAATTGGACTATCAGATCCGGACCGGTGCGTATAATCCCGCGGTTCTTAATGTTCCACTGGATCTTACACTTAAGTGGCCCTGACAGATGCCAGCCGCAGTAATTCTGCAATGCAAGTGAAGCTGCTGATATTGCTGAAGTAATACGCGAATCACCTGTGAATCTTCCGCCTGTTATGGTATTAAAATCACTCTCGGTGATAATCACCGGAAGTGCATCGACATCAACCAGCGTGTATCCCCAGCTTGTGAGCAGACTCATTTTTTGCTTCCTTTCTTTGTTTTAGGCTTTGTGATAGCCTTGTTTTTTATTTCAGTTACGGCCTTAGCCTCAACCTCAATCTCTTCGGCTACTGCAGGCTTCACTTCTTCTTTTTTGCGAGCGTTTATGATCACGCCACACGCGGGAACCAGAGATTCCTCATACCTGCGAGTAGTGCCGTCGGGCATTTTTACTCTTACAAACATATCGCGCCTCCAAAAACAGCGGGGCTGATTGCTCAACCCCGCCCTGATCATTGATTACTCGGCCTCAAGAAGGTATACGCCCTTGAGATCAGTAACAGCGCAAGCGATGCGCTCTTCAGCAAGAAGAGTGACTCTATTGTAAATAGCATCATCCTCGTTCTGCTCATAGAGCTTGACATCGACGCCGCCCTTTGCCCAAACCTTGACAGCCTGTTTAGCGACCACAAGAACATCGCCCTGGTTAACATCAGAAGACTCGAATACAGGAACTCCCCAAATGCTGATAGGAGCACCGTATGCGCCCTGATTATAAGCGCTTGAGAAATAGCCGCCGCCATAGAACTGACCGTTGTTGTCAGTAGCGATCATTGCTGCATACATATCTGCAGGATTCATGACTACTCCGGTTGCGCTATATGCGGAATTTGCCTTGATTGCTCTGATAGCATAAAGAATACCAGTGATGATATCAGAAGCAATGGAAGTGGATCCTGAACCATAAGTTCCGGCCTGGATTCCGCTGGTTTCTGCAACGGCTCCGATAAGAGTAGCATCCTCTACTACACCAAGGTGATAGAGAAGGCTGTTTCTGACCTCAGAAGCAAGGAACGGAGCGTCAGTGACGATTTCATCAGTCTCTTTGATAAATGCAGCAATCTTGCTAAGTGCAAGGGTCTTAGATTCGAAAGAAGTACTGTTCTGAGGCTTCTTTGCGTTCTCTGCAGTAACTGCAGGAGTTCCCTCATATGCGCCCTGAAGGAAATAAGTGATTGCATTTCCGCTGATGGTTGCATTAGTGAACAGGTCACGTGCAGCTCTTCTGGTAGGCTGAGGTGCAACACTTCTGTCGATATCAGCAAGCTGTACTCCGGTAACTACATCTGTAGCTGCCTTGATATGCTGAGATGCACTCCATCCCTTTACAGAACGGTCAACCTCAGCTGCCTTCTTACAGAAGAGTTCAAGATCACTCATTTCCTTCTTCTGCTCGCTTATAGTCTCGATAGATCCGATTCTCTTGAGTATTGCTGCCTTCTGCTCGTCCTGAGCAATCTCTGCCTTGAGAGATTCAATCTGCTTCTCAAGATCCTGAGCCTTTTCAAGAGCACCCTCTTCATTTGCTTCGATCTGAGGTGCCATTCCCTTAAGCTGTGCCATTAACTCGGCAAGTTTCTTCTTTTTCATTTCTTTTCTCCTTTGATTAAAGTGATTTGATATAGTTGAGCAGTCTGTCTTTCTCAGGATTGCTTCCCTTCTGCTCCTCCGGCTTGCCGTTGGCTTCAGAGTCGTCCTTTCCTTCGTCTGAATCGTCTGCATTATCTAACACGCCCTGCAGGAGCGTGATAGCCTGTTTGATTGCATCAGCATCTTTCTTGCTGTTGCGGCGTCCTGCTTTCTCAAGAACATCCTTTTTGTTATCCGTGTCTCCGGATTCGCTCTTCACGTCCGTGACTATTGCTGTCTGATTTGCCGGAACAGGTACAAGGCTTACTTCGTAAAGGCTGAGTTTCGTAAGTTTCTGCTGTATTCCCTGCTTTCTTTCCTCATCCGTTGGGCGCTCGATTCCGTCGATGCTATATGCAAAAGAAAACTGCCAGACTATACCTTCCTTGACAAGTTCTCTCTTTTCCTGAGCAAGTGGAGTGTTGAGGAACGATGCACTGATCTTCAGTCCGAAATCATCCTCTTCAATCTCATTGACTGCTCCGATGATCTGGTCAAAATCGTGATTAAAGCAGAGAGGGAATGGATGACCTGTGGCCTTTTTCTTTGCGAGAGTCTCAGCGAATGCGCCTTTTACCACAACGTCTCCATAAGAATCAGGAGTTGTTGTCCATGTTGACGCATAGCCTTCAACTGCTCCGTTATCTCCTGTGCTCTTGAGTTCAAAAGTTTTGTATAGCTTCTTTCCCTCTTCAGAGGATTTGAATAATATCTTTTTCATGTCAGATCCTTTCTATCTTTATCTCGGTTGTACAATTGCATCCGCATGTTCCATCCGGTCCGAGGATGTCATCTCCGGGCCAGTCAGCTCCGTTTGAGAACCTGCTGTCTATATCTACCGTTTCTCCGGCCATAGCCGCATGATCAGGCCTTGGATTTTCTCCTGTGACCCATGTTTTATATATTGTTGCTATAAAACCCTGATCTTTTGCCTGATTACACGCTTCACCGATTGCCCAGCAGGCTGATACGGTTGCGATTGACAATCCCAGACGTTTTGCATCTGCTCCTTCACGTACTTCATAGATATGCTTGATATCTTCTTCCTCGTGTTCTCTTTCAAGAACTTCATCGAGTTTCTTCTTTGTGGTGAAATTGATTCCCTTTGCGCGTCCCTCGGCTACTGTGCGGATGTAGTTTTCTGTCCTCCCGGGATAATATTCGGTTCCGATCTCTTTTGCTGTGGATTTTCCATGATGTATTGAGACATTCATCATGACCGGATAAAGATCATCTGCAAGTTCTTTATTCCATCTGTCCTCATCCCACCAGTCATCCTTGACACCTATCTTGGGTATCACGCTCCTGGACTGACGCTTTAAGAATTTGGTTATCACATCAGTGACTTCCTCATTCTCTTTGTCATCTGCCCGACCTTTGATGCGTATCACATCCTTTGATTTTTTTGAGATGTAACGCATCTTGGATTCTTCTACTGCGGGATTATTCTTTCCGTCATTGACGTTCATAGGAACTACCAGATCATCTCCGCCATCGATAGGAGGAAGATCCATGTCTGCTCTTGCTTCATTCCTGGTCATGTAAGGGCTGCCCACAGCACTCTGAAGAATGCCGGCTCTCT